CGCATCGTCGACAAAAGTACCGGTGAGATCGAAGGCAAGCGGCTGAACCCGCGCCGGCTGGAAACCATCTACCGAACCAACCTGCAGTCGGCCTATATGGCTGGCCGCTACCAGGCACAGTTGGCCAATGCCGAGTTTCGGCCGTGGTGGGAATATGTGGCGGTACTGGATACCCGCACCCGGCCGCGCCACCGTGCCATGCATGGCCGCGTGTTTCGCTACGACGACCCGTTCTGGCGCGCCTTTTATCCACCCAACGGCTGGAACTGCCGCTGCCGGGTGCGTACCCGCAGCCAGCGCGACATCGAGCGCCAGGGCATTCAGACATCCAGCAGCGACGGCCTGATGGAGACGGTGCAGCAGCCGATAGACCGCCAGGGCAATACCCGGCCGGCACCGCTGTTCCGCGACCCGGCCGGCCAGCCGTTCATGGCCGATGCCGGCTTTGGCTTCAATGCCGGGCAAGCGGCCTACCAGCCGGAGCTGGATCGTTACCACGTGGATACCGCCCGCCAGTACGTGCGCGGCACGCTCACCGGGCCGGACTTTGCCCGCTGGTACCAGCAGCTGGATAGTGCGGTGGCCGAAAGGTTGGCCGCAGGCCAGAGCGTGAAGCCGTTGGCCAGCGTTACCCGGTGGCAGTGCTGTCTGATGAATACCAGGCACAGCTGGGTGCGCAGTCACAAACCGTCTGGCTGTCCGATGACACGCTGGCCAAGCAACTGGCCAACCGGCAAGGGCAAGAGGTTGGTCTGGCGGATTACTGGCGGGTGCAGGGTGTACTGGAAACGCCGATGCTGGTACTGGACGAACGTGAACTGCACCTGCGCTTTTTACGACGGGATGGCAAATGGTGGGCAGCAGTGGTCAAGGTGACGCGGGATTACAAGGAACTTTGGCTGCAGTCGTTCTACCAGACCGAAGAACGCGAAGTCATGCGCCTGATGCGCAAGCATGGGGTGGGCGGCACACCGTGAGGGACTCCGAACTGTCCCCTCATCAATCCGTTTTGCAACGTCCAGCGGGCGGAGATTCTCCGGCTTTACGGTGTTGCCCATTGATAGCCTTGGGAGGGACTCCCTGTCCCCTCACGCGATCCGTTTTACAACGTCCTACGGCCGGGAGATTCACCGTGTTTCCGAGGCTGTTTTAAGTATACGCCATGATAGACATCAAAATCGACCGCCAGGGCATTACCGCCGCCATTGCGCGTATCGCCAGGCAACAGCGTGCCCCGCTGATGGCCAACGTGGCCGCCATCATGGCCGATGCGGTGGAAGAAAATTTCGCCCAGGAAGGCCGCCCGAAGTGGCAGGGCCTGAAACCGCTAGGCCGGCCGGGTGGCAAGATCCTGCAGGCCAGCGGCCAACTGGCGGCCAGCATCGACTCGGACAGTGACGCCGACAGCGCCGTGGTGGGTAGCAACAAAAAGTACGCCGCCATCCACCAGTTCGGTGGCCGTACCCGCGCCCATGAAATCCGGCCGCGTAACAAAAAAGCGCTGGCCTTTGGCGGGCGGGTGGTGGCGAAGGTCAACCACCCCGGCAGCGTGATCCCGGCCCGGCCATTTCTGGCACTGACACCCGATGACGAAGCCGAGATCGAACAGACCGCGCTGGACTATCTGCAAGGCTTGGTAGGCAAATAAGCCAAAGCCCCATAAACGCGTTTTGCGGGGATTTGGCAGGGTGGGTGCCGCCGTTGGTGCTGTTGGGGTGCTTGCGATGAAATTAAACGGGGTTTAAACGGCAAGAAGCATGGCGCTGTGGTCATTAGGTCTTGTGTTACAGCGCAAAGGCGCAATGTATACCAATGCCATTTTTCGGGAGCGCCATTTTGTTTGAACTACTCATTGAAGCCGGTAAGGCTATTACCCCCATTGTGGCTATTGCCAGTCAATATAAAAAAGTCATGATCTGGTGGGATAAGCACAAGAGCACCAAACCAGATAGATTACGGCTCGTACTCCAAGAGATTGATCAGTTGAACAGCAATCCATCCATGTTGATGGCAACCCTCTCTGAGGTTAAAGCTGCAATCACATGGGTGATGTTTGGTATTGCACTAGAAATTGCCTTGCTAGTCATTGAACCTGCTACAGACCTGTGGCAGGCCGCTGTGATCGCACTCATGATCATGATCATGGTCGGGTGCGTGCTTGTTCTGTTCATCCACTATGTGAAAATCTGTAAGCAGCAAAGAAACCCCGTCAAGTACAAAGCTATTGTCGAAATTCAGATACTGGAACTCGAACTCAAGCAGAGTAAGTCTGATTTGCACGGAGCATCACGCTTCCTGACGGCTGATGATTTGGTTCTACAAGTAGCACCTTACAAGGTATTGAAGCCCAAAGATTCCCACTGAACCCCATCAGCTAATCCCCCCTCACCATGCCCCGCACAATGCGGGGCATGGCACATCAAACACCCCACATCGCCGCACTGACGGTAGACCTCGCGCTGATCAGCACCACTGACGGCCAGGCACCGCGCACGCTGAAGCTGCTGCCCGCCGGCAACTTCAGTGCCCGTGACGGTCGCCCAGGCAACGTCGCTACAGCCAGCTGCAGCCACTGGACGCTGACGGCCGCGTTGGCCGCACCGCTGGTGGCCGAGGCCAGCCAGCGTGCTACCCGCTACGTGATCGACTACGAGCACCAGACGCTGCGTGCCGCTGACAACGGCAAGCCGGCCCCGGCTAGCGGCTGGTTTGGCACGCTGGAATGGCGGCCTGACGGCCTGTACGCCACCGATGTGGAGTGGACCGCCGCCGCCGCCGCGATGATCGTGGCCAAGGAATACCGCTACCTGTCCCCGGTTTTTACCTACGACAGCCAGGGCCGCGTTACCGGCCTGCTGCATGTCGCCCTCACCAACAACCCCGCGCTGGACGAGCTACCCGACATCGGGGTGGCGGCCTTGTCGCGTCTGCTTCCTGCAGCAACCCCGTCCAAGGAGGACAACAACATGGAAGAACTTGCCGAGCAGCTGCGCTGGCTGCTCAACCTGCCCGTCGGTGCCACCATCGACGATATCAAGGCCCAGCTGCAAAAGCTGGTCGACAAGCTGTCTGCCGGCCAGGGCGTTGCAGCGGCCAGCGTTGATATTCCCGCGCTGCTGGAGCAGCACCAGGAGCGCATCGCCGCCTTGTCGGCCAACCAGGCAGACCCGGCGCGCTTTGTTCCGGTGGACACCATGCGCGAGCTGCAGAACCAGGTAGCCGCCCTGAGCGGCCAGCTGGCCGGCCGCCAGGTAGACGAGCTGGTGGTGGCAGCGCTGTCCGACGGCCGCTTGCTGCCGGCACAGGAGCAATGGGCGCGTGACCTGGGCAAGGGCAACCTGCCGGCGCTGCAGGGCTATCTGGACACCGCCCCCAAAATCGCCGCGCTCAGTGGCACCCAGACTGGCGGCCAGGCACCGGTAGCCGCCAACGCAGCCGAGCTGGACGACACCACGCTGGCGGTATGCCACATGTTCGGTAACGACCCGGCTGCCGTGGCTGCCGTTTTCAAGGAGTAAGCCCATGACTGCAACCACCCAAGACCGCAATACCCCGCACAAGGACGGCCAGCTGTTAGCCGTGCCAGTGGCGGCCGGCGTGAAGATTCCGGCCGGCACGCTGGTGGTGGCCAACGCCAGCGGTTTCGCCGCCCCTGGCATCACCGCTGCCACGCTGGCCTGCCTGGGCATGGCAGATATCAGCGTCGACAACAGCGCCGGTGCCGATGGTGCTGCCACCGTGCTGGTACAGCGCGGCCGTGCCTTCAAGTGGCTGAACGACGCGGGTGACCCGGTGACCCAGGCCAGCCTGGGCCGCCCTTGCTACATCGTCGACAACCAGACCGTTGCCCGTACCCACGGCACCAACACCCGTTCGCCCGCTGGCCTGGTGGTCGGCGTGGACGCCGACGGCGTGTGGGTCATCTAAGGAAACCACCATGATCGTGAATGCCTCCACCCTCAAGGCGATCTTCGTCAACCTGAAGACCACCTTCAACAATGCTTTCGATGCGGCACCCAACCAGTGGCAGGACGTGGCCATGGTGGTGCCGTCCACGGCACGCTCCAACGACTACAAGTGGCTGTCCGGCTTTCCGCGCATGCAGAAATGGATAGGCGACAAAGCCGTCAAGGCGCTGTCGGCCTCCGGCTACAGCATCACCAACGACGACTGGGAAGCTACGGTCGAGGTAGACCGTAACGATATCGAAGACGACAACCTGGGCATCTACGCGCCGCAGGCGCAGATGGCCGGCTTTTCTGCCAAGCAGCTGCCGGATGAAATCGTGTTCGACCTGGTCAACAAGGCGTTCAGCACGCAGTGCTACGACGGCCAGTACTTCTTCGACACCGACCACCCGGTCAATGGCCAGTCCGTGTCCAACAAGGGTAGCAAGAAGCTGTCGGCGGCCAGCCTGGCGGCGGCCAAAGCCAGCTATGGCGCAGGGCGCACCGCCATGAAGAAGTTCAAGGACGACGAAGGCCGTCCGCTGAACATCACCCCAAACCTCTTGCTGGTGCCGCCCGCGCTGGAAGACGAAGCCAATACCCTGATGACGGTAGACCGCCTGGAAGACGGCAAGGCCAACCCGTACAAAAACACCGCCAAGGTGGTGGTCGCGCCGTGGCTGACCTCGGACGACGCCTGGTTCCTGCTGGACACCACCAAGCCGGTCAAACCATTCATTTACCAGGAGCGCAAAAAGCCGGTGTTTGTGGAGCAAACCGACCCGCAGGCCGACAACGTGTTCAACCGTAAAAAATACAAGTTCGGTGCCGAAGCCCGCGCCGCCGGTGGCTACGGCTTCTGGCAGCTGGCCTATGGCTCGGACGGTAGCGTGGCATAAGGGAGCGTCATCATGGCTGAAAGCAAAACCAAGAAAGACGGCGCTGCCGCTGTACAGGAAGCGACAGCTGACAATGCTGTACAGCAGGGCCTGCCACCAGCTACCGACCCGGTACTGCCCGCTGGCGGCGGCGATAGCGGGCTGGTCGCACCGCCTGCAGGGGGTGATGCCGTAGCTGGCAGCTTCGGCCCCGACGCCATCCAGGTGGTGGCCAAGTGCGACACCTTCCGCCGTGCCGGCTTCGTGTTTACCCGCAGCGCCACCACGCTGCCGTTGGCAGAACTCAGCCAGCAGCAGCTGGCGCTGCTGTGCCAGGAGCCGATGCTGGTCGTGCAGGCCATCCGGCTGGATGCGGAGGGCTGACCATGTACGCCACCCGCACCGACATGGAAGCCCGCTTCGGCCTGAACGAAGTGGTGATGCTGACCGACCGCAACCGCAGCGGCCAGGTGGACGACAGCGTGCTGGCGGGTGCGCTGGCCGACGCGGCGGCAGAGGTGGACGGCTTTCTGGCCGGCCGCTACCCGCTGCCGCTGAACCCGGCACCGCGCATCCTTACCGGCTACACCTGCGACATTGCCCGCTACCGCCTGTGCGGCAGCAGCAACCTGGTCAGCGACGACATCCGC